CTTGTATTGTTTTTGTCAAAGGATCAAATGCTATAAGTTTACCAGCATAAACACCAGATTTGGTATTACGAACAAAATCATTTTGTGTGATAACCTCAAAACTTCTGGCACCAGTAAATTCTTCACCTAGATTATCTGAAATGTTTTTTGCACTAAAATTTACCCTAGTTAAGCTCGGAAAAGAAAACAGTGTACTCAAATTTGTAAAATTGAATCCCATTCTATTTTCAAAAAATACAAATCCAGGTGATTGATTTTCATCTACAGCTCTAGTTGCAAGCCACTGTAAAGCAACCAAAGGCTCTAAAGAAGGAACAAGAATATTTCGAACACCAGAAGAAGATGAATATATTCCAATTTTTTTGATGCCCAAATAATCATTCATAATTTTAACAGCAGCTTCAGAATATGTCAAGTTATAATAGTGTTGTACTTTTTGTTGCAGTGAAAAAATGTACTCATCGGAAACAAAATGTAATATGTAAATTTCACTAGATTGATTTACTGGAACTCGATTGGATTGTTTGTATATTCGAAATGATTTCTTTATCATCAACTCATCTTCATCTTTGCCAATCTTAACAATCAAAACTTCAGAACCATCAAATATTAATTGTTCCGACAAACCTATAGCATCACGAATTAAAATATTTCCACTCATTGATTGATTCAACATCGAGTCAAATATATTTAACTCTTCAAATTTGTCTGTGATATCAATGTAACCAATCTTAGTAACCAACATCAATTCAGTAATTCTGTATTGCGTTGTTTCTTGTATATTTAATTCTGACATTATGCAATGGTGTTTCTAAATTCTTGTTCAATTGTTTTTACAAATTCTGGACGAAGAATGTCTATAGTTCTTTTTCCTTCATTTTCTTCTATTTCATATTCATAATAAGATATTGAAGACTTTGTTGTTGTTATTGTAACATTGGAAGAATCATATAACGTATATACAACAGTAGATGTTGTATTTGTATTTGCAAACGTTGCAGCATCAATTATGATGGTTTCGGTCGTGTCACTGCCAGACGGCATCACACGTTTTTCAGTTATGTAATATGAATGTGTGTGAGATTTGGACCAAGATAATCCTGTTCCTGTGTTTGCAGTATTTGCATATGTTGCACCACGATATTTTATGTCAATATATTTTGTTAAGTCATTATAACGCAAAGGCCAATCAAATTGTGGATTCTTAATGTTATTTACCGAAAGAATGATCCAATGTTTCTCCGGTGAACCATACAATTTATCTGCAATGATTTCTGGAGTCTCACCATCAGAAATATCATATTTGTAATACATCACCAATTTATCTTTTGATGCTGCATTGAAAGAGAAACGAGACATTAAATTCGTGACAACATCCAAAGATGAGTTATCGTCCGACAAATAATATGCCGTTTGTGGAAAGTAGTTAAAATATTTTGCCATGGTTGTTTAGTTTATTGGTCGAAACATTCGCAATGAAATCATTATCTAGATAACTCAGGTGAATCTCTTTCGGCTTGAGAGAAGAAACTTCTACCGCCGCCTCTATCAGCTTCCTGACTCAAATCAAACTTGGTAATAATTTGAGTTTCTTTAAACACTAATCCAAGCCTAATACCAACTGGCATACCAGTTGAACCTAATTCTGGTATACCTTTGTCTTCTAGTACTTCATATGCTGCAAATCCACTTGGTGCATAATCCACATCAACTGTTTGTAAAACGCAAGTGGAAATTGATGGTATGTTTGGATTTTCAGTTCCATTATAGAAGAATTTAATATCAAATTCTGAAGGTGGTACCAAGAAATATCCACCCAATCCACCAGCTGAATTGTTACCTAATACTTCTGGTGCTTGGTGAAATCTAATTCTCTGTATAATATTTTGCACCTCTTTTGCTTCAATGCGACTTCTTGGATAAAACATAAAATCAAAACGAAAACTTCTAAATTCAGGAGCAGAATATATAACTTCCATCATTGGGTTAACAGTTGTTCCAGTGAATCCAGCAAATACAGCACGACCAGCCTGTCCTGCCAGGTTAGCCAAAGCATTCAAAACAAATGGTGTTGCATTTTTAAATGCATAGTTTGCTTTTTCAGTATTGCTTGCATCACTATTAACGATGTTTTGTATTCCAGAAAAACCGGCACCTAAGGTTGCTGCCAGTCCACCTCCAAGTTCAAGTCCAGCAAAGCTTTGATTTTGAGAAAACGCCAATGTATCAGGCATGTATAATGCAATTGTATCTGTTGTACGTTTTGTTGTTCTAAGACCGGTTTTAGCATATGTTGCAGCATTATCTGCAAAATATTCTGATACACCTTTCAATCCTGATGCAGAATATACGTCTTGAGTTTTTTGCAATAGTCTTTGTAATTCAGGACTGCCAGCCGACAACTTAAATTTCTTTTGTATATTTTCGGAAATTTGTGTAAGGTTTAGTTGCGATGCAGAAGTTACAGCACCTTGTGTGATTGAAATAAAATCAGATCCTCCGCCGTTGAAACGATTTAAACCAAGTCTATTCTGTACTGCAGTAGTTTCATCATTGGTTGGTAATCCAGGAAACTGAGTGCGTCTTTGCTGGTTTATATGAATCACCATGTAGTGACCTTTATCTACTTCACCCAAATCAATAGGATAACGCAAAGTGTTAATCTTATATTTGTCTCCAATTATTTTATTGGATGTTCGATTTTTATCCGAATTAAATCGTATGTCCGTAAGCGTGAATAGTGCCATATATACCCCAAGTTATTACTTATTATTTATACCACATGACCAGACAAACCTATAAGGGTGTATTCAAACCTAAAAACCCACAGAAATATAAAGGTGACCCAACAAACATTATTTATCGTTCAAGCTGGGAAAAGATGGTGATGAAATACCTCGATGACAATCCGGGTGTAATTTGGTGGGGGTCTGAGGAGTTGCCTATTCCTTACAGAAGTCCAATTGACCAAAAAATGCATCGTTACTTTCCAGATTTCATCGTCAAGGTTAGGCGGAAAGACGGCCTGGTGATGACTTACTTGTGGGAGGTTAAGCCATATTCACAAACGAAGATGCCAATCCAAAAACGCAAGACTCACCGATTTATCCAAGAGGCGGCAACCTATGCGGTAAATCAAGAAAAGTGGAGAGCTGCCGATATCTTTTGCCGAGAACATGGGTGGCAATTTCAAATCATAACTGAAAAAGAACTAGGCATCTAGTATAAATACGGCATGGCTTATTTAATAGATAGAATTAATGCATCCCTGCAAAAAGAGGGATTAACACCACGCACTCGAAAGTCACGTGATTGGCTTCGTTCGAAAGTTTCGGATTTAAAACCATCGAAACAATCGTTAATGAATGACATGACCAGATTGAGAGAGGGCACAATTATTGGAAAAATGTACTTTTACTTTTATGATCCGAAGACGAAGGATTCGTTGCCATATTACGATAGGTTCCCATTGGTTTTACCAATAGAACGTTACCAAGACGGTTTTTTAGGGCTGAATCTACACTACATTCACCCAAAGCAACGCATCATTCTTTTAGATAAATTAAGTGATTACGCCAATAATAACAAGTATGACGCATCAACAAGGTTACGATTAACGTATCAAACTTTGAAAGCTGCATCTAAATTGTTTGAAGCACAACCTTGCATTAAGAGATATCTGTTTAACCATGTTCAGTCAAGATTCCTGGAAATTTCAGCAGGTGAGTGGGACATTGCTGCATTATTGCCAATGGAAAGTTTTGTTGGAGCTTCTACAAACAAAGTATATTCCGATTCAAGAAAGAAATTCTAATGTCATTCGCTCCAAATTTATTCTTGTCTAATATTAAGGCAAAGGATGGTCTCGCTAGACCAAATCGTTTTCAGGTAATTCTACCAATACCAGAGTACATTGGTAAATTTATTGAAGCTGGTCTACTAGAAAAAATTATCAATCTGCCAAATACAATTGCAACCGATGTGAGTGAGATATTGTCTTCATCATTTGGTGGACAATCACCATCAGGTTATTCAAAGTCTTCTAATCCTTCAATCACACGTTACCTCTCAATGCAATGTGAAGCCGCTGAACTTCCAGGTAAAACCTTGGCCACAACAGATGTAAAAATTTATGGTCCAACATTTAAAGTTCCATATCAAACACAATATACAGAAACCACACTTTCATTTTTATGCACCAATGATTTTTATGAAAGAAAGTTATTTGACCGTTGGATAGAAGCTATTATGCCAACAGATACAAACAATTTAAGGTTTGCAAAAGACCAAGAGTCTAGATATTTAACGAACATTAAAGTTATTCAGTATGATGACTTTATCAAACAAATTTATGCGGTAGAATTGCTTGATGCGTTTCCAGTATCAATTGCCTCACAACCACTATCTTGGTCTGACGATAATTTCCA